TTTGCCTGTAGCCGCGCTTGTAGCGCCTGTAATTGTTTGACCTACTGTGACTGCCGCTGAGAACGTGCAAGGGCAGTAGTAGTAACTCTGAGCGCTAGGAGAAGGTCTGCCGTCAAAACGCTCATAGCCATCAATGCGACGATAACCACCCAGTGCATTACACTCATAGTTATTAATTGAAATACATTTACCCGCATCAATAGTGAGAGGTGGCGATACCAAGTCAAGACCACCGGCAAAACGTGAGTATTGCGTTTGGGTTTTTACATTAGGTAGCGCGTTCATTCTCATGCGAGTTCTTCCGAAGCAGTGGGTACAGGGCAATTAAACTGTTCAAGTTTAAAGAGTAATTTACGATATTCAATGTTACCGATGGCGTAAAGCTCTTGGGCATTAAGCTGTGTTGCAAAATACATCAATGCTCGCCAAACAATAATCATGTGAAAGCGAGATTGGAAAATTGGTGTATCGGTATCGTTTACTAAGGTGAAAGGGTTTTTATAATACTCACCTTCTACCGTGTAAACATTGTCTGGTATAGGATAAAACGTAAGCGAATTATCCGCAGGTTTTATAGTAAAATGTGTTGGGAATCCGGTTTGAATACGCGCATTCCCAAACATAAATAAATCTCTAAACTCATCCCATTCAACAGGAATTAGATATTGTTCACTGACAATCCCATTCGCTGTTAAATAGATGCGCATAGTTTCGGGCGACCATTCGCTTAAATCTAGCAAACTGATACCCGTTTCAGAATAATTATTTACACCGATAATGGTATTAAATGACATATCTCCCCGTAGGAAATCCCAATTGGCGTGTTGTAGTTGAATATCTGCATACGCAGTATTGATGTAATCAACAGCTTGTTTGTACTCACCCTGTTGATTTGCCGTTGTGATTAATCCTGCGCCAGAAATATCTGCTTCAGATAAAAGGCGATTAGCGAGTTCAAGAAATGTCATGGTTTAATTCCAGTACGGTTAATAAATTATTGTGACAATACAGTCGTCAACCATTGGTATCCACGGGGATTAGGGTCTTTAATCACACTGAATGGATATTTTTGTGATGTGTTGCGAGAAATCAAATTCACAGGATTTTCATCATTAGTATTAGGCGCAATAGTAATGAAAGTATCTGATTTTGCTCTTGCTAAAACTTCGATATATTTACGAGCAACCTTAATAGGTTTACCCACTTCAAGCCATTCAACTCGACCATTAACAGCTACATCTACAAATTTAGGTGCGTATCTATCTGCTGAAGGTTCTAAACGAATAGTGATTTTTTCTTCCATGAATGCAAGTTCATCAATATAAGCCATATCCATTGGATTAGTTTCAATAATGATTTCTTCATTGTCACGAATATCAACAAGATTATCTCCTAAATTAATAGTAGGTTTTGCTCTACCGCGCACTTCTTCTGTATGTAATTCTTTTTGAATTGCCATGTTATAAACTCCAATATATTAAAAAATAGCAGTGTGCCTAAAAGACACACTGCCGATAAAGCATTAAGCTGAAGCGCGAATTGCTAAATCTTTACTTACTGCAATAATTCCAGTTGTAGCGTTTTGTGAGATTTGAACCACTCTATCGCGAACTAAAATTGAATTGGCAATAACTAAGGTACGAGTACCCGCAGAAACAGTTTTGATACATACGTTGTCATTAGTTACAGTAGTTCCAGAACCTGTGCCAACGCCTGTTGCTGTAAATGTCACGCCAACAGTGTTAGATGGTGCGCCAACTGCAACATAATCAGTAGAACCTACTGTCAAGATAGTATAAACACCACCTGCAACAAGTGCAGTAGCGGCAACAGTCGTTGTTAAACCTTCATACCATTCAAATTTAGAAAGGTCAGTAAAGTTTTCAACACAGACATAACGTGGTTTAGAGCCAATATCTAACTCAATATAATCAGCCGCAGTAATAGCAGGTGTTGAAGGGATAGCTAATCGGATGAATACATCTAATTGCGAATCCTCATCATTTGTTTTAGTAAGAAGGGTATAACTTGTATTTTCAGCCATTTCAAAATCCTCTGAGAATGCGCCAAGAATTAACTTGGCGCTAAATTAATTAAAGTGCTTTTACAGCAGCGTAGCCAAGAGCCATCCATTGGTTGTTTTCAATCATCACACCTTTCCACCAGATTGAACCGGCATAACCACGTTGACCGTGTGGATCAGATTTGGTTTTTTCACCCGCTGGAATGAAAGTAGGTGACATTGATTCTTTACCACGCAATGCAATTTGTGAGAACGCATCTTGAGCAAATACAAAGAAAGGATACACGTCAATGTTTGTACCTAATGTAGATTGGCAAAAACCAGAAACTGTTGTGTATGATGCGTTTTGTGAATTCGCTAATGTTACTCCAGCGCTCAATTGAGCAGGTAAATCTGGTGAAGTAATAAAACGGAAACGCTCAACACGACCAATTTCATTTGGCATTGGAGAACCACTTGCATACTGTGATGTTGGAATAAAGCCAGCAATATCACGAATATCGGGTTCTAAATCAGTATGACAAATAACCACATAACCGCTTTCAACAGGCTGAGTAGCAATGTTTGGTGATGCTTTTAATGTATTGGTCACAGGGCGAGCATGGTTAGCTTGCATCGCTTTAGTGATTTTACGAATTAAAGACAAAGACAAAGGCGCAGCAGTCGTTGCAATAGAAGTTGAACTTGCACCAGAGTAGAACACGTTGGTACACGCTTTTAAAGCACCGAATAAAATCATTTCGTTAACAAGCGCAACACGCTCACCAACTTGTTCCACCATTGCTTTGGGAATATCATCTTCGTACAAATCAGCCACTTTATCAGTGAAGCTGTATAAGCATGAGTATTGATTGATTACCGCAGTAATGTCTTGCGCTACGATAGTATCCGCTTGTGGTGTAACACCTTCTTGCGTTAAGTGTGCGTTAGCCATTGCCGCGCCACGATCACCAGACACGTTTTGGAAGAAAATATTTGGATTACCAGCAGTCGCGTTATAAGGAACATAACGACGTGCCACATAAGTTTCACTTTGGTTTTTAGGCAAAGAAATTTGACGACCTTGTTTTGCTAAAACTTCTAGCGCAACAGCGTGTTTTAAAATCTCGCCTTTGAATTTGTTAATTCTGGCGGGAGAAGTGTTATAACCTTGAATAGCCATTTTAAAGCATCCTTACGTCATCTCGACGTTATTAAATAAAAGTAAGTTAGTCTGTATTAAACCCTGCTTCAAAATCATCTTCGTAATTTTCATCAAACCCACCTGTGCTTTTTGGCATAACTGCCGCTTCAAGTCGTTGATTTTTTTTACTTTGTTGTTCTTGATACAAAGCCTTGTCACGTTTATAAGCGCTAATTGCAGCGGAAATAAAACCAGAATCCCATGTAGTATCAAGTCTGTCTTGAATATCCGCAGGTAATTGGTTCTTCCAACCGGTGAAATCTTGTGATTGTGCAATTGATTCCCAATCAGGATGCTCTCTTGCTACCAATTTCATTTCAAAATTATTCTCAATTTGAGCGACTCTTTGCTCTAAAATAATATCAATCTGACTTTGATCGATACCACCTTGTTGTTGCAAAGGTATCTGCGATAAATCCCTAGCTAAAGCATTTGCGAAATCTTCGCCAAATTCTTCTCGCATATTGGAAAACATCTCAGCAGTAACTTGGATAGGTTGAGCTTCTCTTGGTTGCGCGGACGATTGAGCCAGTGCTTCAAGACGCTTAACTTCTCGGTTAATCTCGCCAATTTTGCCAAATAATCTTTGGTTGTTTTGTTCAAACAATTCACGAATCTGTTCTTCAGAAAACGATGGATTTTGTTCAATGATTTCTTGAATCGCTTCTTCTTTAATTTCGTTGGACGAATCTTCGCCAAACTCCTCAAAGCCATCAGCAAACGCATCATCAATTTCTAATTCAATGCTTTCTTCTTGTACTTGTGATTCTTCCATTTTTACTTCCTATGCTTTCGCATTTTAGTCGCAGGGCATTTGCTGTGCGA